CCTTAAGTTTCCGGCATCGACGCCGATGCCGTTCTGGAACGTGCCGGTCCAGCCGGTCGCCTGTTCGTCGAAGCCGGCGAGCAGGTTGAGCGATAGCTGATTACCCGAAATCTCGATCGCCGACGCATTCTCGCTATAGACCGTCAGCCCCGCGACCGGCTGGCAGCGCGCCTTGATCAGGAAGGTGCCGTTGCCTTGCGCGATGAACGGCGGATGCGCCTGCGAGCGGATGAACTGAGCGTTATCCCAGGCATCGCCCTGGCGGACCTCGTAGAGAATGCCGTTGCGAAAGTCGTCGATCTCGTCCCAGTAGATCTTCTGAAAGCCGGCCTCATAGTTGGTATAGAGGTTGCTGACGTCGGGCAGAGGGGAAGCCAGCGCCGCTCCGGTGATCGTGTAGGCGAACGCGGTGCAGTCGGCGAGCGATTGGGTGCCGCCGCCGTAGACGTTGAAGCTCTGGAACTTCAGGTAGACCGTGTCGCCGATGCGGCTTTGATCGTAAGTGTAGGAGAAGAACGAGCCGTCGAGCCGCGCGAATTTGGTGCCGGCCGGATGGTCGACGATCTCGGCTTCCGTGCCGTAAGCGCCGCGCACCAGGTAATTGAGATTGTACTTGTTCGCGGCCGTCAGCGTCGCCGTCTCGTAAGAGACGATCTCGCCGCCGATATAGCAGCGGTTGTTCAGCGCCGCGGCATCGGCTTGCGTGCCCGACGACAGCATGCCCGCGCTTTCCGTCAGGTCGACCGACAGCGTGTTGGCCTGGTCGATGGTCTGCCCGCTGACGCTGACGCCGACCGGCGACAGGTCGGCGGTGGTGAAGCCGATCCGCGCCGACGCATTGACAGTGCCGATCTGGCTATAGTTGCCGTCCTGTTGATAGGACAGCCAGATATTGCAGCCGCCCCAGAGCGGATCGGTGCTGCACGCTCCCGCCATGATGGCAAGGCCGCCGCCGAGCTGGTCGGTCGGCTCGAAGATGAGGACGTCGGCGACCGAGCCCGGATCGACGTTGCGGTCGTTCGGCACATTGATGACCGATGTCGTCGCGTATTTGGTGGCGGTCGCATAGCCGAGCGGAAACTCTTCCGCGGTGATCTCCAGATAGCCGTTCTCGTTCTCCTCGATCGTGGTGATGCGGATCGGCGTCTTGTCGAGGCCGAGCACCGTGTCGGTGACGGTCACCAGGTCCATGGGATCGAGCAGGCAATATTCCCACGACAGGCGGAACTTGTAGGTGTTGCGGATATAGACCGCGCGCTGCAGCATCAGCTGCGCCGAGATCAGGGCCACGCCGGTGTCGCAAATCTCGTGCGCCGTGACGGTCGGCGCGATGCGCTCGCCGCGGCCGCCGCCGAGGTTTTGGCTGGTCAGCTCGATGGCGTTCTGATCGCGCGCCTCGACCGGGGTGAGGTTGTAGGCATTGTTGCGATCGGCGCATTCCACGCGCCAGACATTGTAGGCCTCATAAGGATCGGTGCGCGACACCGTGAGCGGATCGGCGTTGTTCTCGACGATGTAATCGTCATCGCCGAGATCGTAGACCGGCGTCACGTTCGGATCGAACGTCACGCCGTTGCCGGTCACGGCCTGGTCGCCGTAGGGAATGAAGCGCAACAGGCCGCCGGACCACACCGCCGCGGTATTGGTCAGCTGCAGCCAGCGGTTCAGAATGCTCGACGCCGTCTCGGCATCGGTGAGCGCCGGGCTGAATGCCAGGCCGACGGCGCGGCAATATGTCTGGTACGATGCTTCGCCGCCGGAGCCGAACAGCGACGTCGTGTCGATCGAGGCCGAGGGAAAGCCGACGCCGTACTGCGCATTGGTCAAAAAGTCGGAGACCACCTGTGAGGGGTCGGCATCCACATAGACAGCGCTGTTGGGATAAAACGTCTGGCCGTAGCCCGTCGCATAGCGAAACCCCAACACCTCGAAATTGTGATTGTCCAGCGTTGCCTGGTCGCTGAGATCGTATTGCGCGGCGGCCGCATAGGCCGTGCCCTGATAGGCGAGCGCGACCTGGCCCAACAGCGCGGCCTCCCCCAGCGTCGGCTGATTGACGGCAAGAATGCCGACGATGGAATCGATCGCGCTCGGTGTCGCCAGATAGGACCACACCGTCTGCGGCGTGGTGCCGGGAAACAGCGACAGCCCGAGCCCGCCCAGGTTCGTCGTCGACTGTCCGCGCCAAACATTTCCGACGCCGGTAATCGGCCCTTCGCAGATCGCCAGGATGACGTCAGCCTTGTAATCGTATTGGCCGGTGTTGCTGCTGCCGCTGTTGAAAAGTCCCTTGCCGCCACTGCTGCTGCTGCCGACCGCAATCGCCCTGAAATTGGCGTACCAGATGACGTTCGGCGCCAGCTTGCTGGTTCCCCACACGATCGGGATCGGCAGCGCCGAGACCGCGGTCTGGATTTGCAGGCCGGTATAGTCCGGCGTCACTGCTGGTTTTGATCCGCCGCTGCGGAATATGCTCATGGCCTGCGCTCATGATTTCTTGGTGCCGTTTTTTTTGGCCCAGACGCTGAAAAAACGCGGCTTGCGCGCCGGATCGGCAAGCACGGCGTTGCGCGCGACTTCATCCTCGATGACAGTGCGCGCCTGGTAATAGGCGTGGACGATGCGCAACGGTGCCGCCGCGGTGACGATGCCGCCGTGCGAGTAACAGCGGCCGTAACGAAACACCATCACGTCGCCGGGCAGCGGCTCGGTCGCCTCGGCGCTGCGATCGAAGATGAAGCCGAGATAGCGCTCTTCGCTGCGATGCAGATGCCAGTCCACCGGATAAGGCCGCGGGTCGAACGGCGTGCACAGCTTCAAGTCGACGAAGACACGCACCAGCAGCATGCCGCAATCGACGCCGACGCCCTTGATATCGGCGCAGTTGTGATAAGGCGTGCCGATCCACGACCGCGCCTCGGCGACGACGGCTGCGCGTTGCGCGGCCTCAGACGACGGAGGACGGACGACGGACGACAGATTGTCGTCCTCCACCATCTGTCCTCTGTCGTCCGTCATCTGTCGTCCGTCATCTGTCGTCCGATTCAGATCGCCATTTGCGGCGGCGGCACGTAAGGAAAGCCGCGGAAATTGACCAGATTGTTGAACTTTGCCTGGCACGTCGTCAGCGTGTGATCGCAGCCGAAGAACACCGTGAAGCCGTCGCCTGGCGCCGGCACGCTCTGCAGCGGATTGATGAGGTTCAATGAAGAGCCGTTCACCGCGGAGCCGACCGTCGCCGTCACGCCGGCGAGAACGCCGGACGTGAACGTGATCGTGCCCTGGGCAAAATTGGCGTTGGCGCCGGACCAATAGAGGATCGAGGCGGTCGATCCGGCGCCGACCGTGCCGCTACTGCTGTACGACGGCGATGTCGACGTCTTGCTGAGACCGCAGCCGCTATCGTAGAGCGTATGCAGGCAGGTCGGCTGATACATGTTGCGCGGCATGTCGATATCGAGCAGCACCAGATCGGAATTGACGGTCAGCTTTGCCGAAGTACGGCCGATCTCATCGATCGTGCCGAGCCGCCCCTTGAACAGCATCGCCGCGCCGATCGCCGTGCCGCCCAGCCGGTCGGAGAAAAACACCCGGTAGCGGACGATCTCGCAGCCGTCGAACGAGCCGTCGCGCAACGCCTGCAGAAACGGCGCGCCGCCGGAGATGGCATCGGTCGAGCGCGCCGCGACGGTGATCTGCTGCTGGTCGGCCTCGAGCCCGACCGCGGCCTTGTATTTGAGGCCGTCGACCAGGATGGAATTTGCCAGATAAGTGACGCCCCCATAGACGAAAGTCACGTCGATATTGGTATAGGCGAGCGTTGAGCCGCCTTGCAGCGTGAACAAAAAGGCGTCCGCCATCAACAATTGCGCGTCCGGGGCGGCGCGCGCCGCATTGAGGTACGAGATCAGCGCAGCCGAAGCAGGCTTCATCTCACTGCCCGCTCTTGACGCTGCGGAATTTCATGCTTTCGAGCTTCCACAGGTTCGACATGAATTCCTCGAATTCCATCTGGTCGTCGAGAAACCGGCACTGGAAGGCGAAAGAGAAGTCGGCGGACACCACCACGCCGGCGCCAGGCGGCGTCGTGAAGGTCAACGTGCTCGGCGCCGTCGGGCTGTAGCTGCCGACAGATTGCGGCGTGCCATTGAGATACACATTCGCGACCGCGGTCACCCAGCCGACCGGCTCGGCGAAGCCGCCGAGCGCACGGACAAAGGTGAAGGCCGTCGTCGTGCCGTCGCCGACGCCAATACCTTGGCCGGTGGCGGTGCTGTCGTCGGGATCGGTGTAGAGAAACGTGCCGAACTGGCCCTGCAGCTGCAGAAAGAATCCCATCAGGCTTTGCAGGCTCGACGCGCCGAGCCCGGCAAATCCGCTCGCCGACGAAGTAAGACCGCCATAGGTCGCCTCGAACTCGTAGAGCGGATAATTCATCAGCGCGACGCGGACCTCGCGGCCAGATACATGCGAGGCGATGCGCGTGTTGAACGCGGGCTTCTTACGGCGCGACCAGGCCA